TTTAGAAGATAATGAACAAAAAATAGAAGATATAGCAACAGCGATAGGTAGTAATTTTGCAGGTGCAATTACAAAAACAGGTGAAACTATCAGAGCAGTTGCACCAACTGTCAGAGTAATTTCTAATGCTTTGGGAAGTACAATAAATGGATTTAACAGTTTACCTGCATTTGTTCAAACAACAGGTATTATTGGTGCTTTATTATTTGGTAAAAAAGGTGCTGTAGCTTTTGCAGGAGTTTCTTTTCTTGTAGATCAAATAAATCAATTAATAGAGTCATCAGCACAATTAAGAGATGATAAAAGTTTAGCACAAGCACTTGACGCAGGTGAAATATCTGCATTTTCATTAGAATTAGAGGAAATCAATAGATTAATTGAAATAACAGGTGAAAAACCAATCCATGATTCTTTAGATTTAGGCACTACTAATACTGAATTTTTACAATTACATTCAACATTAAAAGATGTTGCATCAACTATGAGAATGGCAAATTCTGATGCTGAGGCTTACCATAAAACTTTCGGAAGTATAAATAATATTATTACAACAACAAATGAAACAATAAAAGATCAAATAGACTTAAATGATGAATTATCTAGAAGGCATGGAACTGAAGTTCAAATTTATCTTAAAGGATTAAGAGAAAAACAAGAAAGAGAAAAAGAATATTATGATGAACTAAAAAGAAGGCAAGACACAGATGCTAGAAATAGTGCTTTATTAGCTTTGAGAAAAGCTGAATTAGAAAAACAAGCACAAAGTCAAATAGTAGATGCAACAGGAGATGCTTTGCAAAAAATATCTGGTCTTAATAAGACAGCATTTAGAGCATATCAAGCATTTCAGATTGCACAGGCAACCATAAATACATTTAGAGCAGTATCAAACGCATTAGCAACATT